GATCAAGGCATCCAGGGCATCCAGGGAATCCAAGGCATCCAGGGTGAACTTGGGCAGCTCCCGGATCTCGTTGCATTGTTTGAGAATGGATTGATTTGATGTTTGCAGCCGATACGATCGTCGCCCTAACAAGCCGCCTCGCTACCGAGTTCAAGAGCGTCCGCACCGCGATCGAGAATGCGGCTTCCTATGTCCGGAAAGAGAACAACGGTTCTGACTTCGCAGATCCTACCGCAGTGCGTGCCAATATCGGAGCGCAGGCTGCTCTAACCATTGTTACGCCAGCACTAGCTCAGGCTGGAACAGACACGACACTGACTGGTTGGAGTTCTCTCCGCGTTCGGCAGAACGTCTCGGCCTATGCGGCTCCAACGGTCCACATCCACACGACAGCGGATATCACTGGCCTGGATGCTCACCTCGCGACCTTCGCCACCCTCGTCGATGCACAGTTGCAAGGGACACCGACCGCGCCGACTGCGGCATTGGGTACTAACACCACTCAGATCGCCACGATGGCTGCTGTCAAAGCCGCGATCGACAACCTCAAGGTTGGTGCCCCCGCTCTCTACGACACACTGGCAGAGATCGGCGCGTGGCTCGATTCGAACGATACAGAGCTCGCGAACGCGATCTCTTTCAAGCTGGATGCATCGGCATACACCGCGGCCGACGTTCGCGCCAAGCTACTGACAGTCGATGGTGACAGCAGTGGGCTCGATGCTGATCTCTTGGATGGTCAGCACGGGGCCTATTACCGCGATCTGACCAACACCACCGGCAAGCTGCCTACCGCCAACTTCGATGACACCAGTCATGGAGCGCGAGGCGGTGGCACCCTTCACGCCACCGCCACCCCCACGGTTCAAGGCTTCATGCTGGATGCCCCGAACGACGGGCTTGGCTATATGCGCAAGAATGGTGTGTGGTCGCCAAGCACTGGCGGAGCGCACACCGACGACCTGCCACCCGCAGGACCGCTGCAGGACGGCCAACTTTGGTGGAAATCGAGCACGGGCGTCCTGTATCTCTGGTATGATGACGGCAACACCCAGCAGTGGGTCGCGGTGTCTGGCAACGCGCAGATCGTCGACCAGAATTACGCCCGCAAGACGGCGCAGGCCCGCAACCGTATCGCCAATCCCACCATGCAGGTGAGCCAAGAGAACGGCAACACGTTAGTGACTGGGACAAACGTCTTTGGCGCGGACCAGTTCGTTACTTCCTACAGCGGAGCGATGGTTATGGGTTCGCAACGCGTACAGGTCACGACGCCGAACGGCAGCCGCGACCGGCTGCGGATCACTGTCGGGACAATCGATGCCTCCATAACGGCAGGCGACTACGCGGCGATATTGTCTAATATCGAAGGTCTCGACGTGGCCGACTTTCTTTGGGGCACCGCTGCGGCGAAGCAAGTAATCCTCCGTTTCGGCTTCAAGGCACCGGCCGGGTCATACTCTGTCGCTATCCGCAATAATGCTCCAGATCGTACCTATGTGACCATGTTCACCATTTCGGCGGCGCAAGCCAACACCGACACGGAACAGACCATTGTCATTCCCGGCGATGTCACCGGCACATGGTTAATCGATACTTCCCGTAGCATCCAACTTTCTTTCACTTTTGCCAGTGGGCCAACCTATACCGGTGCGCTCGGTTGGCAGGCGGGCAACTTCCTTGCCGGGCCGGGGCAGTTCAATGGTGTTGGCTCGACCGCAAACGTCTTCGAGCTTTTCGACATCGGTCTGTACCTCGACCCCGACAAGACCGGCCTGCCGCCACCGTTCGAGGCCCCGGACTTTGTCGCCGCGCTGACGAAGTGTCAACGCTACTGGCAGAGCATCAGTACCGCATGGGCTGGGCAAGCTGTAAGCGGTATTGGTTTTCTGGGTTACGGAACAAAAGGCGTTCTGATGCGAACGGCACCCACTTTGTCGGGCGTCAGCACCAGCAATGCTGGTTTCCCCGCTACTCCGGGCTCCTTGAGTTTTAATAGTGCCATGTTGCAAGAAAACCGCACCGCTAACAATACGGGCGCGGGCGCTTTTACCAGCAGTGTGAACCTAAACGCGAGGATGTAATGGCCATCGACTTTCCTTCATTACCGGCCATCGGCCAGCAATTCACCGGGGGCTCAGCCACCTACCAGTGGGATGGCACCGCGTGGAACATCGTGCCGCAGATGGGGCCGATGTACATCGGAGACACACCACCCTCCAACCCTGCCATCGGGCAGCAATGGTGGCGGTCAAGCAACGGACAGCAGTACCTTTGGTACGACGACGGCAACACCAAACAGTGGGTACAGTCGGCTGGTGCGGCGGCGGCACCGGGGCTATTCGAAACCATCACTGATGAAATCATTCCCGGAACACAAAATGCATGGAGTAAAGTCAATCTCGGTGCCTATGAATTACTCTGGTTAATCGCCAAGCTCTGGCCATCAACATCGACAAACTTATTGTTGCGAACAAGCACCGATAACGGTGCGAACTTTTCGCAGGGGGCGTCGGATTACGGCTATCAGTATATGGCGGGCAACGGCACGACCCCCGCGTCAAACTCGGCCAACTCTTCCGCTTTCCCCTTGTCGATGATCGGCAACGTGGCTACGGCAGACGGCGAGGGCGTAGAGGTCAACATCTTAATCCACAACTTCAATAAAAACGCGAGGAGCCGCTTTAACGGAACGGTTCATGCCGAATTGAATTCTGGTGGCTTGGTGTCGGCATCCGTTGGCGGACGCGTTAATGCATCCGTGGCCAGAAACGCCATCCAGCTCTATTGCGGCACTGGCAACATCAACGGCAACGTGAGGCTCTTGGGGGTACGTGGATGATCGACTTTCCAACTAGTCCCACGCTTGGGCAGGTTTTCAACAGCGGCGTCGGGCCTATCTACACATGGGATGGTGTAGCGTGGAACCTGTCGCCAACACAGACTAAGACGGCTGACAAGAATAACCTCATCGATAACCCGTCGATGTGGGTGAGCCAAGAGAACGGTAATACGACCGTCACGGCGAACGGCACGTGGCCCGTTGACCAGCTTGCACTTGGCTTGGCGACGTCGGGCGCTGTTTCGGCGCAACAGGTGGCAACGCCGGCCGGATCGAAGTCCCCCTCGCCCTATCGCGTGCGCCTCTCTGTGACGACGGCCGACACCTCGCTTGCGGCAGGTGAGTATGCCTACCTAACCACCAAGATCGAAGGCTTACGGTGTGGTGCACTGAAATGGGGGTCGGCTGATGCCAAGCAGTTGGTACTCCGATTTGGCTTCAAGGGTCCGGCAGGCACCTATACTGTCAGCTTTCGCAACAGCGCTGCTGACCGCTCCTATCTCGCCACCTTCACCATCACCACCGGGCAGGCAAACACTGAAACGGAGCAAGTTCTAGTCATCCCCGGCGATGTCACTGGCACATGGACCATCGACAATACTGCCGGGTTGATGATCGGTTTTTGCTTCGCTTCTGGCGCGACTTTCACCGGTGTGGCTGGCTGGCAGGCTGGCAACCTGCTGTCGGCGGCAGGGGCCACCAACGGCCTAGCCTCGACTAGCAACGTCTTCGAACTGTTCGATGTCGGGCTCTATGTCGACCCCGACAAAACCAATCTGCCGCCGCCCTACGAGGTGCCAGACTACGACGTGACGCTCGAACGCTGCTCGCGCTATTACTTTACCATAAATGGCTGCTTGATCTTCTCGTCATATGCAGGTGCAGGCGGGCAGGTAATCAATACCCTCCAATATAAGCCGATGCGGACGACGCCGACTGTCGGTTACACGGGCGTCTCATATGCCAACGCCAGTGCCATCGCTACCAATGCCGTCACGGATCGTTTTATCCGGCCGCAAGTCAGTGCAACAGCAGTCGGTCAAGCATATGGCGGCTGCAATATCATTTTGAACGCGAGGATGTAACCATGCCACTCACCAAATTCGTTTCCGCCCAATGGCAGACGCCGATGTCCCCCGGCCAAGAACCCAACATCAAAGCCGTTGGCGACGATGGGCTCGAATACTTCATACCCTCGGCGAGCACAGATGTACCACCATGGCCGCAGTTCCTCGCTGAGGGAGGCGTGATCGAGGAAGCCGAGCAACTGGAGGCGTAACGGTTCAATATTAGTCATTTCGAATCAATGCGTTAATTGAACGGGGACGCCGCCAAGGCCATCTCTAGGGCAACAGTCCATACTGCTTGCCAGGAGATCCACAATGGCCGAATTTACAGGTGCTCATGTTGAAATGGGCGTTGCTCTGAAGGCTGGAAGTGGTGAGCTCTTCGACCCAATCTGGTCGGAGACGATCGCTGTCAACGCCGCAACGACGCTAGCAGCACTAGCAGCCGGTTCGGTCCCCACACTCGCCACCGTTGGTCTACCAATTTTCCGCGTACGGGCACCTACGGCAAACGCCATCTTCGTCGCCCGCGGAGGTACTCCGGACGCCAGCAAGGCCAAGAGCACCAAGCGAGACGACACGAGAATCCACCTCGCAGCTGGAGAAGTTCGCGACATCCCATGCCTGGTAGGTGACAAGATCTCCGTAGTGAGCGCCGCCTGATGCGGCGCCTTCGGACTTCCGTCACGGGACTCCGACGCCTGAAATTGCGCCTTGGATCGTCGGTCAGCCATAAGCCGCCCGTCGTCGTGCCGCCGCCGCCCGAATCTCCCATCTACCGTCTCGCGACCCGCCAGTACGGTATCGGCTACAACGCCGAGACCGTCGTGCTAACGGGTGATGGAACGGCCAAGACCTATTCAGTTACGCTCGTCAACGAGAGCGGCCGAGCACTCGACACGCTCGCCATCACTTTCCAAGGTTGGGGCCTGACAACAACCGGAACCCCGGCCGCTGGAAACGACTTCACCAACAGTGGCAACATTGAGTATCCGGTCGGTGGCACGCAGACTCCGATGCCTGACGTCGTCGTCCCGGGGATTGTAGGTGGACCTGTCAAATCGGTCGATATAACCATGCCCACGAGCATCCCAGCGGGTGCGTCGTTCAAACTGAATTTCACTTCAACGATCGCGAACGGTGCCAAGTATATCTCTCGACTTGGCTTCGCAGGTGTCGTGACGAAAGCCAAGGCCTCCGAACTCCGCAAGGAAGCCGTTATGGGTTGTGGCGACTCGCTCGCGACCAACAACGGCGCGGCGCTGATGAACGCCTCTGCGGGCAAGTGCCCCGTCTATCATGCGTCGATCGTTGGTACGACCGTACAGACCTACGCCGCGAATGGTGGTGCCAACTTCGTCCGTCAGATCGCCCTCGCGAAAATGCTCGGCATCACCCGCATTATCTGCAACTGGTCGACCAACGACCTAACCGCTGGTCGCACCCCCACCCAGATCCTCGCAGATCTGCAAGTGCTCCGCGCAATGGCGAACGCCGAGGGCATCAAGTTCACGCAGATCACCATGCTGCCTCGCGTGAGCAAGAAGGCCGCAATCGCAGTCGGTCCAGTGACATCGGCCGGAAACGTCATGACGATGACCGTTCCGGATGCCTCGATCTTCGTCGTCAACCAGGCATACACAATAGCGGGCGCCACTCAGACCGAATACAACGGTTCGTTCATCTGCCGCTCGATCGACACTGGCACGAACAAGATCACGTTCCCGTTCGTTGGGTCCGCTACCCCAACCGCGACAGGTAGCATCACGATCACATCTCGTGCATTCACGAGCTCGGTCTACTGGCAGCAGCCGAACCCTGGATACGAACCTGGTCCCAACTCCTCTCGAGGTCAGTTCAACGCCGCGATCCGCGCTGGGGCCTTTGACGGCTACATCGACTGGGCAGACGCCGTCGAGCCCTACCGCGACTCCGGACGCTTCGCAGTGGCCGGCGAGAAGGCCGCACTGCCACTTCCTGTCGTCGCAACCGTTCTCAATGCCTCGCCTCGCACGACGAGCCGTTTCATCACGGACTACGCGGTCGGAAGCAACACCATGGCGAACGGTGTCGCCCAATTCATCAGCGGCACCAACATCGGTGTGTTGAAGGGCGGCAGCAACAACACCAATGGCGACTTCACCGCAGCTACCGCCTGGACAAACATTCCGGCGGTCAACGACCAGCTCGTCATGTGGCCAGGTAACAGCTACGCGGGCGACGACGGAACGCACCTCCGCGTGGCAACTGGTGGCTTGGGTGGCCAGGTTATGATCGACCAGCCGACAGGCGCTGCAATCGATTCCTGGCTTGCCGCTGCGTAATGAATCACAATTAATCATTGTGCTTCAATAGCTTAATTGAACTTCCTGAAGTAAATTTCCATCTGTCAGTGAACCTTACGGGATCACTGACAGATGAAGCAAATCGAGAAAACACAGGCTATTCGGGATCTACTCACCGCTTCCGCGGGTGATGTCGATGTCGACGCCCTGCGTGTCTACGAAGCGATTGCTTTCAACACCCTCCCGATCCGCAAGGAGCACCCGCTCTACAAGGGCGCTCGCGCTGATCGCGCCTTCCTCCTCGAGATGGCCGGCGAACTGAAGCGCGAATCTCGCCCCGTGCAGATCATGCACAACACCTCGCCGCTCCCAATCGGTCGCGTCTTCCATGGTGAAGTCGTCGACACGGGCGTCGAGTCCGAGCTCCGCGTGCTCTTCTTCCTCGATCCGACCGCCAATGACCAGGCGACCAAGATCGAGGCAGGCAGCGTCGACCAGGTTTCGGTCTCGGTTCTCGCAAAGCAGATGCTCAATTCCAAGTCGGGCTTCGACTACTTCGGCCCCGACTCCTCGTACGAAAACATCTGGTCAGGCTCGGACAACGACGGAAATCAGATCGGCAAGAGTGGCGTCTACGCCCGCATGGTCGGCCTCGACAGCTTCTTCGAAATGTCCCTCGTCGGCCAGGGTGGTGCCCAGAATGCACGGATCGTCTCACGCGACCGGTCGCACTTCGGCCAGTCCATGGAGCGCCTAGCGGCCTCCGGAATGGACCCGAACTCCCTCGTCCTGCTCGCAACCGCAACTCCCCGCAAGGATAATTCTATGGACCTCGCAACTCTCGTCGCCAACCTGACGACCACGACTGCTGACCTCACGAACGCCAAGCGCGACCTTACGGACGCAACCGGCAAGGTCACCACGCTCGAAGCCACCATCACCGAACG